ACCGTAGTTATCATCGTCGGTATCACCGAAAGCTAGTTGTGATAATCCAGTGGTTGGTCCAACTATTGCTACTACTGAAGTGCTTGAACCATCACCAATTTGTAAATCTCTACTCGGCGAAGTCGTTCCGATACCGACGTTTCCGTCTTTTCTAACTACAAATTGAGAACCTTCTGCTTGTCCATAAGTTGTTATATGAGCGTATGAATGCGCTAGTGTTCCTAAATTTTCTACAAAACCAAATTGAGCTGATTTAGCAGTTGAGTTGCCAACTAAAATTCCAGAATAAATAGAATTATTAGAAGTTAATCCACTTTGAAAAAAACTACTCATATAATCCGTCCCACTTGAAATGTGAAGCTTTTTTATCGGGCTAGTCGTTCCGATGCCGACGTTACCGCCAGCTGAAATTACCATTCTAACGTTTTCTGAACTACCATCTGCGTTGGCCGTTGAAAAGGTTGTTCCGTTATTTGAAACACCCGCTATACCAGCTTGTATAATTGATTTTCCTCCACCAGTGTTGATAATACTAAAACGACTAGTACTAGAACCTGAAGAGACAGAGAGCTTGTCTTGAGGTGCTGTCGTTCCGATGCCAACGTTGCCAGCTGATGTTATACGCATTTTTTCTGCACCAGCCACCCCTAAAGTCATTGTATTCGCACCACTTGTTCCTGTGAGGTAAGCAACAGCACTAGCAACTCCTATATAAAATGCTCCAGTTGAATTTTTTGCAATAAAACCACTTTCCCCAGACAAAGTTGATTCTCCAGACTGCACATAAGTTGAAGCTGAACCTCTAAACCTCGCCACATAAGTTGAAGTTGAATCTATCACATCAAGTTTTTGCCCAGGCGAAGTCGTGCCTATGCCGACGTTGCCGCTATCTAGAATTCTAGCTCGCTCAGTACCTCCAAAATTCTTGAATTTTATTGGTTCGCCAGCCGCTGCGGGCTTAAACGCATCAGCCAAAGAATCTCCAGTTATTAAAGCGTCACCAACAACATGAAGCTTTTCACTAGGAGAGAATGTACCTATACCAAGTTTATTATCAGCTTCGATTATTACATCTTCACGGAAATAAGCTACCTCATCGTATGTTATTTGGCCTATCCACCTCATATTAAATTGTTATGATATTATTACGTCTACTATTGGTGTTTCTGATGCTCCTTTCGTTAGTTTTATATACAAACCAAACTCTCCAACTCTATTACTAAACTTAACATCATTACCTTCTAGAATTAAAGTAGCACCAACGGGTAGTTGTAAGCTTTTAATTATATAGAATTTACCAGTTAATTTTTTAGCTATATACAAATCCACGGTGCACGTTGTGCTAGCATGAATGTTAGCAAGGGAGACAGATGTCACGTTGACTTCGTCTCCCGCCGCTAATAATTCTTGAGTTAATTCACCTGATATGTTGTGATGAGTCGTAGCCATTTACTACTCTTGGAACACCATGAATTCTAACGTCATAGCATCTGTTGTGCTAGGCGCCACAGTTATATCGTGAGATGTAGCTGCTGTTGCAGCCCAAGGCATAAGCATCCAATCACCACCATATAGCTTACCTATAGTTTCAGTTGTGTCAGCAGCTGCTGCAGAAGCGTTAAGAGCCACATAGAAAAAGTTTTCATTACTAGTTCCCGTGTTTCTAATATAAACCTTACTAGCTTTACCCGCTGTGCCCTCTGTATTTTCTACAATTACTACCGCAGTTGTAGCCGCAAACTTTTTAGCTTGTAAACCAGTAGTTTCTTCTATACCTACATTAGACTGAAACTTGTGCATAACCATTTCTTTGGTTATAGTAACTGGGTTTGTTGTTATATCACTTTGTATAGTGATACTTGCTGTTGTTGTCGCCATATTTTTATTTATTTATTTGTTTATTATGTTTTAGCAGGTAATGTAAAAGTTGACTTGAAAATAGCATACTCGTAAGGAATAGTACCGCTTGCCTCTGCCTCTATATTTATTTCTGCATCAGCATCACCCATGTTCCAAGGTATAAATAACCACTCTTCAGATCCTAAGTGACCTATAAGTGTATCATGGATGCCTATTTTTATGTAATGCTCTATATCAGTAGATGTATTACATATGTAAACATAATTAGTTGTATCTGCCGTACCTAAAGCTTCAGCAAGAGCATCAGCTCCACTCGCTTGTGTTAATCTACCGGCTCCCATGTCTATTAATTCTAAACCAGTAGTTGTACCGGTTTGATACATTGTCATAGCAGGTGGATCAATATTTAACGCCATACCTGGTGTTAAATCCGCGCTCTGTATGTTTAATTTAGCTGTTGTTGTTGCCATTTTATTTGTTTATTTAGTTGTTGTTTTATTTTTATTCGTGAAGCAACATGTGCTCCAAATCCATTGTTGTTACCACGCTAGGTACTACCATTATATCAGAGCTAGTAGCGGTTCCCATAGCAGCAGCGGAAACCACAGCCGTGGCATCACTACCACCAGCTTGTACTATCACCCAATCAGCCGTTGCTGTTACCACGGTACCAGCATCCACAGATTGTCTAGCTGTAAAAGTAACAGCAGCACTACTAACGGTTGTTGTCCAATTTGGATAATGTTCAGCGTTAATTTGAGCCGCTATACCGTTTACAGCGGTGCTATTTGCAGTGGTTAGCACGCCATCAAACTCTAAAGTTTCTCCAACCACCCAAGTACCACCTACGGTTACTATGAAAGTTTCTTTTACGCCAGCTTTAGCCACCCAAGGAAAGAAGGCCCAATCACCAGCGTATAACCTACCCATTTCCTCTTGATCTATATATATAGTGAAGAACTCTGTAGCCGTTGTTGATAGGTTTTTTAAGTACACTTTGTTAGATCCATTTGTAAGAGCGTCATCCGAACGATAAAGCGTTTTTGATTGTATTGGATCGTTGGTAAAGTTTGTCCTAGCCAAACCAGTTGTTTTTGATAAACCTGTTGCCTGCGTACCAGCCGTAGTAAGAGTGCTTGCTACTGAAAAAGCAAGATTACTTGTAAGCAAATCACCAGATGATAGTGTTAATGATGCGTTTATTGTCGCCATGTTTTATTGTTTTAGTTTTTTCTCTACTGTTCCATCATTATAGATGTAAAGTAATAGTTTGTTATTTTTTTGTTTTGAAGGTCTACCTAATATATCTGTTACCGCTATTAACTTTTTTACATAACTTTTTCTAGCAGGTATATTTCCAATGTAAGTTCCGTCGCAGTAGTTATAGGTTAATTGGCAAACTTCGTCCCACTCTGTATCGCAGCAATAATCATCAACTTCAATAACCCAAGCATAACAAGGATCATTTAACCAGTAAGGCACTCCGTCGCCAGATATGCAATTAGCACTATATAAACAAGAAGCGCTATCAGAATAATTGACCAGTCCCGAATAATTAAAGGCTGCTGGGTCCATACACCCTTCAACCAAAGCAATACACGAGTTATTATCCGTGTTAGCCAATGGATCATAGTTAATAGCTGTTTCGTCCATACAACCATACGCAAACGCAATACAGCTAAAATCTTCCGTGTTTGACAAAGCATCATAGTTGAGCATCGAAGGATCCGTACAGCCAAGTATAAAAGGAGTGCAGCTACTATTGTCAGCATTTGCTAGTGGGTTATAATTAAACTGTGTAGAGTCTGTACATCCGTAAATAAAAGGAATACAAGTCCCATCGTTAGTGTTAGCCGTTTGGTCATAGTTAAATTGTGTAGGGTTTATACACCCGTATATAACTGGAATGCAACTACCGTCATCTACGTTAGCTGTAAGGGAATAATTAAACGCTGAGGTATCAATACATCCATACGTAATTCCGATGCAGCTACCATCATCTATGTTAGCCATAGAATCATAGTTTATAGCTATTGAACTCATGCAACCGTAGACAACCGCTATACACGTGTCTGGAGTATTAGCTAAAACATTAAAGTTAAATGCTAGTGACTCCATACATCCTAAGATCACAGGTAAACACCCTCCATTATCTACATTAGCCAATGAATTATAGTTAAAAGCAGTGATATCCATACAACCAAAAACAGCTAGAGTGATACAGCTATCTAAAACGCTAATATCAGTTATATAACCGTTGGTTGTATCCGCGTGGTATTCTAAATACGCTGGAGATATACAACCTGGGTAGTAATAACAAGTAGCACTTGTATTTGCTAGAGAATCATAGTTGACAGCTAAGTAGTCCACACAGCCAATAACCACTGGATCACATGAGTTACCACAATCTGTAAATGATTGTAAAGTTTGAAACGGTAACACGTAGCCAAAGCCTAAATCATACATAACAAAGCCACTAGGACTAGTTAAAGACCAACCACACTCTGTAGCGGTTCCAGCTGTTAGCGGAAGAAACTCAACCGTAACTTCTATTGCGGCTGGTGATTGTAACCATACGTACTGCGTATCTGTAAAGCCTGATATCAGCGTAAATGTATCTTTTTCGTTTATTATTAAATCTGTACCAACCCAACCGTTACCAATCAGATCGTTCATTACTAGCATGTATAAGCAGCTATCTATAAAATCTGTAGTGTTAGCTGATGGATCATAATTAAACATAGTTGCATCAGTACAACCGTATATTTTTAGTGTAGTACAATAAGTACTATCACTTGTTGTAGCTGATGGGTCGAATTCTAAGTAATCGATATCCATACAGCCATATATTGGAGGAGGTGGAACGCAAGTGTCGGATGTGAATGCGTGAGTGGAATCGTTCCCAAAGTTAGCTATGTTTCCGTTAACTAAGGTATCTCCACATTGCAATACATAATAAGATCCATCTTGACCTCCCCATAAACTACCGGCCAATCCATCTCCATACACATCATATATAGTAAATGTAAAATTACCCTCAAGTAAACAATTGTTTATAACTTGTGGTTGGTAGTTAGGTACGTTTGAATAAGGCCCGCCGTTTAAAACGACTGTGCCTGTTGAGTCTTTTATATCCCATGATGTTTCGCTTGGGTATTGATCT